AGGACCGACAGTTGCCGCGAGCTTCAGATCGTCGGTCGTCACATCCCGGACGTGGTAGACCGTGCCCTCAGCTAGACCAGTGGGAAGCGATACTCCTGGTACCGTCCAGACCACGACCATGTTGGCGTTGCTGAATCCGTGGCTTGGCGCCTCCAGAATGTCGTTGGTCGCGTCGGGTACCGCAAACGCTTCGGGGATACCTCCTCCGTTCGGTGTCATGCCGAGGAAGTTGCCGGCGCTCACGGCGTCCCAGATGCCAACCCAGCGGACGGTCGAGCCGGCCGCCACGTCGAAGACCAGCGAGGAAGAGGTAGCCTTTGACCGACCCGATGCAGCCGCCCAGGTGGCCGCCTTGCGGGCATATGCCGGCGAGCCACCGGTCAACTCGTTCGTGCCGGTGGAGGAATAAGCGCTGTGCAAGCTGCCGTGCGTCGCTCCAACGCCGGCGCCCCCCGATTCATCAAGGGCGTTCAATTTGCGCTGAACGGCCGTGTCCGAAAAACGCACGGGTTGGCTCCTTTAGAACTCGGCCGCGGCAGCCGCGGGCAGGGCGTAGGGGTCAGTCATCAAACCAGAACCGGCCGGCAGTGGCGGCGCAGTAGCGGCTCCACTGTCACGTAGACCGTGGATATCGTCGACGGGTCGCGGTAGACGAGCTGCTGGCCATCCGTGGTGATCGACTTGAACGTGCCGGCCGCACCAGTCGCAAGACTCGCCGACCCCAGCCACCCAGCTACGATCAATCCGGCCGCCTCGGTCACGTCCGCCGGGACCGTCTGCGCCACCGTGTAGTCGACCGATGCCTGAGCATCACTCCGTGTCTGAGTACGGAAGGTGATCAGGCCGCGCGCAGCATCAACGACGTAATCGGTGGTAACCGTCAAGAGTGTCGCCGTCTCGAAGAGCCCCCCCATCCGGACCGCACTCACCGCCGTGATTGGCTTTTGTTTCAGCCAGACCTTGGCTTGCTCGATAGCATGCCGCTCGCCCACGACCGGGCTCCCGGTCAGCCAGGCTCGCCCGGTGTACCCATCGATCCACTGCTCAGCCGCCTCGAGCGCGCCGTTCATGCGGTCAATCTGGCTGATGGTCAACGCCGACTCACCCTCCGTGCTGAGCAGGAGAGCTACCTTGGTGGCGGAGGTGTAGCCCTTGGCAGTGACGGCGATACCCTACTTCTTCTCAGCCTGAGCCCGCGCCTTGTTTTCAGGTGGCGCCTCTACCGCCTTGGCTTCAGCCGAGACCGGCGCATCCTTTGCCTTCCGATACTCCTGGTAGAGATGGACATACTCGGCCGGCACCTCGCTGCCCGGGGTCGCCACGAGGAAAGCAGCCTCGGGGTCGCCCTCTTCAACCAGGCGATCCTTGGCGACCGTTGCATACACTCGCGTCTCGCTATTCACGCCGCTACCTCCTCCACTGCGATCAATCGTGATGCCGGGGCCAGTGTGCAAGAGCTGCGGATAGCCGCCACAGATCGAGCAGATCGGATCAGACATTGTTACGTTTGTGCACCAACAACTGTCCAAACTGGAACAAGTGAAGTGCCCGTGTTGATATACGCCTTCCCGGCCGTAGTGTCGATGTAGACCTGGCCGATACCCATACCCCGCCCAACCGCTAAGACGCCCGGCGTGGTGTTCGCTACGGCCAGGGTCGGAGATGTGCCGGTCAGGGCATTAATGAACGTGAAGATCCCAACTGGCTGTTTCGCACGGGTCGCACCAAAAGTCAGGGTGACCGTGCCGATACCCGCGGTCAGAGTGCCGGCCGTCGCAACGCAGCCAGCCGTACCCAGGCTCGGCATTGCATCCATCGCCGCGTTCATCGCCGCCAGCAAGGTAGCGTTGACCGCCGACCAAGTGATCGCAGCGGAAACGAACCCCTCGTGAATAAGCTGGAACGACCCGGCAGTCGGGGTGCCGCCGATGGTCAGCGTCTGTACCGCGTTCGTCCCTGCTGATGGCACACCAGCGCCCGAGATTCCCCGAGCCTGCACGCCTTCAATAACGGGCATGTCGTTTACTCCTTCATCGCCACGACGGTGATATCGCCCGAGGCGTACACACTGACCCGCGCCCGAAACAGGCTGAGCGCCAGGTCCGGAGTTCGCTTCCAGACGCCGGCCGCTGTCACGGTGGTCACCGCCGCGCCGTCCGCGGCGGTCTTGAGACCGACCGCGAACCAGGTGGTGTCATCAAGCGTCCCCTCGAAAGCGACGGTCCCCGAGAACGTCCCGGAGACCTGCACGGTCAGCCGTTCAGCCCCCTTGACGTCCAGCGCCACACCATCAGCAGTCGCGACAGCGGCAGCCTGGAGGGTCGTGACACCGCCGTCGTAGGAAACAGGCATCCTAGATGCCCGTCACGGTTGCGAACGCGGAGGGCCTATAAACAGCCAACGCAAGTCGAGACTCCGCCAGGATCGCCACCTTGTTCTCAATGAAGTACGTGCTGTGCTCGGTGCTCAGGGTGATCGTGATCCCCTCGCGCCTCAGAACCTCAGCGTAGGGACGGAACGCGCCAACCAACCCAGTACCCTCGGTCGCGGCCGTGGTCTGACGAACGGTCTTGCCCCAGATGCGGTCCGGACCCTCATCACTCGGGTTACCCCAGATGTAGATACCGTCCGCCGTCCGGAGCAGCTTGATATCGGTCCAATCGTTCGGGTGCAGGACTACCGCAGTCGGCTCTGCAAAGCCGGCACCAGAAGCACCCCTGACCTTCTGCATTGCCTTGTAAATGGCGTCAGGGGTCGGGTCGGCGCCCTTCGCCTGAGTCTGGATACCTGATCGATTCAGGATCCCCCGAAGGTTCGGAGCGCTACCATCGCCGCCGTAAATCTGCGCCTCTTCGATCCGCCGGACACCGAACGCCAGCCGTCCTCGGATCTGAGACTCCAGGAAGCTGACATCAGCCAGCGCCTCAGCCGTGGCCGGAATCCAGTGTGCGATTTTTCGGACGCTCTCGGTCCGTAGCGTCCAGGCCAGCGCCGATTCCTGCTTCGTGCCGCCCTCAGCCACGGTCGCGGCCGCGTTGGTAAACGTGGTCTCTTCGTAGTACTCGACCGTGTTCCCGTCGACCGAGCCCTGAAGGCAGAGGTCCGCGATGGTACGGTCCTCAAGCGCCATGTCAATCGGCTCGCGCCGATCCGCCTGGGCATTGATCGTGGTCAGCGTGATGAGCGTCTTGAAGTCAGCGATCGGCATCTCCATGCTGACCGAGCGGGCGCGGCCGTCACGGAACTCGCGGTACTGCTTCTGCTCAGAGATGTATTTTTTCAGGCTCTGCTGAATGCTCGTGTGGCCGCTTCTCGGAGCTGAGCTGCCACCCGGGAACGGGAAGCCACCGCCGGCCGGCGCGCCAGCTTTTTCCAGCGTGTGCTCGTTGTTCTTGCCAATCTGCTGAAGTAAGCTGAGACGATCGACATCGATCCCGATCGCGGTCAGTTCGTCATTCAGGCGCTTGATTTCTCCGGCCTTGTAATGCGTGTCGCCATCAATGAGCTTGACCTTATCCAGGTCCATCACATCCTGGCCGCCGGCTTCTTGGAAAATCCGATGCAGATACTCGCTCTTCTCGATCAGTTCCTCGCGACGCTCTACCAATGAAGCCATCTACCCCTCCTTATGGGGTTGTAGACAGCCCGTGGCGGGCCGTCAGTTCTTGGAACCGCCGGTACTGGTTTAGCGGCTCTATCCTGTGAATCGGGTCGGTACGCGTAAGTACGGCTTCGATAGCGGAACGAGCCCAACCAAGTCGGACCGTCACGCCTTTGAACGCCATCCGGGTTTCTTCATCTACGAGGCCATCGTCCTCGGCCAACTTGATCAGCGCTTCGACACCAGCAGCAGCGCTTTCAAGCCGATCCATGAGCGTCTCAGGCTCGTCAGGTTCAGGCGGGTGGGGGTCGTCAACGGCGTCGGCCGGCTCAGCGGCCTTGAGCGACAGTAATCTCGTGGCTCTATTCGATCCTACAAGCACCGGAGAAACCTCAAATAGGGTAGCATCCTTAATAAATCTGACTTGCTGCCCATCTTTGACGCCCGGTTCTGCATCAAGGATTTGGAATCCCCACGAAAATTCTTGCAACGTACCCGCGTTGCGCATTTTACGGAATGCTTGTAATCCGTCTTCAGTGTCTAACCATAGATTACCTTTAAACACTGCCTGCTTCGGAGTAACATGTACGGTCCCTTTCCCGATAGGCATGTCCCAATTATGGGACCACACCATTGGTACTTCTTGGCCTTCTTTAAAGGCGGACCTGAGCACCACATCTCCATCACTATCAGTCACATCGAAGACTGAAAAAGCAGCTTCAATAATACCCTGACCATCTCCCGACTCAGTGATGCTCGCCTTCGTAGAAAAGTGCTTAGTTTCCGGCATAAGCCACCCCCGAATGGGCTATAATCAGAGCAACAGAAAGCTCCCGCGCCGCTGAAGACGGCCGGGAGCACGACACCGAGGAGTTAGCTCGATGCCCACACAGTGTACCTGTGCCGAGTGCGGCGCGCTCTTTGTTCCTCTTGCTCGTCAGGTTCGCAAAGGCAAGGGAACCTTCTGTTCGCGAGGCTGTTCGGCACGGAACCGTTGGCAGGCGAACCGGGTTGCTTGTATCTGCGCCCAATGCCAAAAAGCGTTCACCGTTCGCGCCAGCTTCATCACAAAGGGCGGCGGACGATATTGCTCTAGGGACTGCCAAGGCATCGCACAACTTCGCGGCGAGGAACGAACCTGCCGTGGTTGTGGAGTGGCATTCTACGTCAGCGCCGCCAACCTGAAACGCGGTCAAAGTGCGTACTGCACAGCGACCTGCTATTGGCAACAGCGAGACTACCGAGAATGGCGGTCGCGCCGAGCGCCGACCCCGAGAACCGGCGAAGACCGCACCTGTCGAATCTGCTCGGCGGTGTTCTACGTCAAGCCGTACACCATTCGAGATGGGCACGGATTGTACTGCTCCGATGCTTGCCGGGGCATTTCTCAACGCAGCGAGATGCAGGACCGATCCGGCTGGCAGTACAAAGCCTGGCGTACCGCCGTCTTCACCCGAGACAACTGGACTTGTCAGAGTTGCAGCAGGCGGGGCGGCGATCTGCATGCCCACCACATCGAACTGTGGTCGCGCCGTCCGGAACTTCGCTTCGAGGTCAGCAACGGCTTGACGCTCCATGAGGAGTGCCACCGGGCGCTGCACATCGAGCAGAAAACAGGATTCTTCAGTTAGGCTGGCACGGCTCGGAGAAAGCAAAGATGCCCTCCCGACCCGTCCATCAGGAGGACATTGGGCCGAAAGGGCATCAGGAGCCCATGTGTTCGATTGCTAGCAGTCTAGCCTATCGGAAGTAACTCCGCAAGCGCGACCCTTGGCGGTCGCGCCTCGGTATCGAACTTGACCCACTGCCACTTACTGCACGCCTTGCACTGGAGCCAGAACCGCCCGTGCCCCTCACCCCGGCCGATGAAGCGCCCGCGCTTGCAGTGGCGGCAACTGAAGTCGGTCACCGCTCAATATCCAGCATCAATGACCGGCATTCGTGCTTATGGATGCGGTCGTACTCGCCGCACTGGCACTCGGTCAACACCCACGACGGATACTGCACTTGCTGCCGCTCCTCAGCCATCCAGGCATCGTGCTGCGCGCCCGTGACGGGCATAGTGGACCACGGGCGTTCGGTCACCGCGCCAGCTCCTCAGCCGAGCTCGGCCCGAACAGTCCTGTCGCGATACCGGCTTGCCAGCGGCGGTAAGGGTCGATGTGCCGAAGGGGACCATCATCTATTCCCGTGCGATGCCAAAGTCTCCACGAAAGCAGCGGCCGCGACAGTACACGCTCGCCGCAGCACTCGTCAGCGTGATAACAATCGCGGTGATACGAAACATTGCCTCCTACACACGTCGGCCGCTTCGGCTCGTGCCGATATCGGTACGCAATCCGTTCTCTCGCGCGGCGGATAGCCTTGATCCAACCGCAGTCTGGATCGTGCATCACTCCAAGTCCACCGGCAAGCGCATCGGATCTCCATCGAGGTAAGCAGGAAGACGGGTCACCTCGCCAACCTCGAAATCATGTGCCGAGCAGGCTGGACAACCTAAGTCTTCAGCGAACGCTTTGCACGTAGACGGAGAGAACCGGGCATTCAGCAACGATTCGCGCATCACATGATCCTCAAGATAGAGTTGAGGGTTCACCGGCACAACAAGATTAACCTTGTTCCGATGCTGGCACTCCCGACACTGGACATAGAATGTCGCCGTGCAGATGATCCGTTCGTTTAGCTCTCGCAGCTCTTGCAGATGATCAATTGCATCCATCTACGCCACCACCCGCAGGTTGACTTTGGACTGGACAAACGGATTCCAGGTCGACGCTCGACTGATACAGGTCGCGCACGATTCTCCACTAGTCCTAACCCATGTGCAGACCCAGGCTTCCGGCCCTTCCTGAATTGACCAGTGGCATCGACATCTCGTCAAGCATTCTGCACTTCCAGGATGCGCCGGCAAGTTCAAGCGCCCACCGTAAGCCGCCTCCTGCCCCACGCTATGCGCCGTCACGCCAGCATGGGCGTACATGGCGGCACGCGCCTCGATCTGCTTCTCGCTCAGCTTGCCGTCTGAGATGTCTTGAGCGAATCCCTGCAGGAACTGGTACTGCTCTTTAACCAACGCTCCTACCCGGCCATAGTCTGCCTGCGTCATGGCATTGATACCGCCGCGGCCGAAGAGGTACTCAGCGACGGCCGTATCCTTACTCACCGCGCGCATGCCAGATTGCCAGCCGGGCAGATCGATCCGGCCATCTGCGAGGGCCTCGGAGAGCGACTTCGTAGCGCTGACGCGAGAGTCGAGTAGGCCATCGCGGAGATCGATGATGGTCTGGTTCGTGAGGAAGCGGCCCGTGTTGCCGTCGCGGTACCGGTGCGCGTTGCGATCATAAGACCATCTAAGCGACGCCATTTGGGCCTCTCGACAACTCCTCTAGGCGCTTCTTGCCCTTGTCGCTCAGCCACGCTGTTCTCAGGCTAACGCCGACCTCAAGCAGTCCTTGATCTTGGAGCTGTTCCATCCGCGCCAGGATCACTTTGGAGGGGTACCACTCGACCAAGGTCTCATCAGGAGTCCACTCAACCGTGCCGTCGTGAAACCATTCACACGCCTGAAGTAGCAAGAACTCGGAGACATCCGACCGCTTGACCACCGCGCTAGCCATGCCCGTTGCGCCCGTTGACTCCTGTCAAATCCGCGTTGAGTAGCCCTCTGTACTGCGGATAAATCTCGTCCCAAAGCGCCAGCGCCATCCGCGCATCATCCGGTCCGATCTCGACATCGCCATCAGGGACAGCGAGCACCGTGCCATCCTTGAGCACTAGCGCCTTGGCTGGTTCATCATCCGGCGGCGGCTCTTCCTCGTCTCCATCATCTGCCGGCTGCCCTGGCGCCAACGCTGCCGGCACAGCCTCAGGCTCCGGCGGCAATAGATCGTTGGCCGGCGTCACGGTCACCCCGGTCGGGATAAAGTAGACCTCGCCATCCTTACCCGGCAACGGCTCCAGTGAGATCATTTCTCGGCCTTCGTTGAGCGTCACCAGGCCGCCCGCCAAGTCACCTCTAGCCCGCTCATGGAGCGCGTTCTGATCAGCCTGCAGTACCCGAACCTGGCCCAGGTCAAAGCCAATGCGCAATCGAGCCGGGTCGCCAAAGTCGGGCAGAAGCTGGGTATTCATATCGGCCGCAAACAGGCGCTGGGTCGGAATCAGCATGGACTCGTAAGCCGCCTCGCGCGCCTCTGCCATGTTCGCGAACGTGCTCCGGTCGAGCCCTGCCCCGAGCCCCACCACCACAGCCGGCGTTCCGAAGATGGCCGAGACCCGCTCCTCAGGAATCCGTCGCTGGTCCCGCATCTGCATCTGCTCGGGACTAAACGAGAGAACCGAGACCTTTGTCCGTCCACTCATGAAGATCGGCCCACCGCGCCGGTCGCCCGTGGTTCGCGCTACCCACCGGTCGCGTGATTCCTCGGCTACGTCTCCGTCAACCTCGTAATCCCCGTCCGGACTGAGCACCACGGACGGCACGCCCACGTTGCGCAGCATCGAGGCGGTCCAGTTCGCCGCCTCGTTATCCGTCGCAATCTCGCGGAGTAGGGCGGCTATCCCGGATAGCCCCTTGCGGATGTTCGCCGGGTCGAACCCATCACGGTAGTGAACCACATCTTCTACCGGGAACTTCGTTACCTGTCCCTCAACCGTGTAGTCGTACCAGCCGATAAACACGGTCGGGTCATTGTCAGGCCACGCCGGCTCCAACATCGATGATGGAATCCACCACAGCTCAACCGGGCGGCCCTGGCCCGTCCTACGCTTCACCCAGTAGGCATTGCCGGTCAGCATCCAGTCGGCTAGGGTCGCGGACCAAAGATGCAGGCCCGAATAGTACTGGTTTGGCCTGGCTAGGAGTGAGAGCAGCGGGTGCTCGTCAGACTGCGCCCAACCTTTCGCGGCCTTGGTTTCAACTACGGTGGGCGCCTCGGGAAAGGTGCGGCAGGCCCAGCGCACGCATGCCATAACGGCAGCGTTCCCACGACTGTCTCCGACGCTGGCCCGGTAGTCGTACTCGGTGCTGCCGATGCCGGCCGACCATCGGGTGCCGCCGCGGCCGAAGGTCATGTCGCCGGCGGCTTTGGCCTCAACCGCCTGGCTATCGGTAATGATCCGGGCAACGAGCGCCTGAGACGGCGGCCCTAAGACAGTCTTCAGACCGGAGGTACACACGTCACAGTAGGCGTTAGATGAGCGGGCGCCGCAGCGGAAACAACGTGAGGCCATCAGGCTGCAACCCCCCACTTCGGCGCATTCGTCACCATGAAGTCCGATAGCGCGAACACCAGCGCATCGAGCCGGTCCGGGCTAGTGCCGCTCTCCGGCGTCCACTCACACATTTGCGACTCCAGGTCTGCGAACACCTCGCAATGCGTGACACGCCCCTGCTCATAGAGCGCCGCTATAGGCTGCGCGCGGAGCTGCTTGCCCCGGCTGGCCGTAACCGCCTTGGTGGGTACCGTGACTCCCATCGCCCGCGCCGCCGTCTTGATCGTAGCCTCAACCATGTCGCCGCCGAAGTTCTTTTCATACACGATACGATCGGCCTTGAAGTCGAGGTAGGCTTGCACGGCCCGCCGGGCCCAACCGTCAGGGCTCAGTTTGCAGGAGCGATCAGCTAGCACGTATCCGCGGCCGTCTACCCCCTTACCGGCTACCACGATGCCCTGCTCATCATTCTCAGGGTCCGAACCACCGGACGGGTCGACAGCGACCACACAGCGGGCCAGGTCAGGGGCAGCCTTGCGTGCATCGAAGTTGGCATACGTCCACAAGGCGCCGGGTACGTCGGTAAGCAGCTCCCCCTCTAGCTCCTGCCTGGCCAGCCGGGTTCCTTCGTAACGCGCAATGATGGCGTTCCGGAAGGTCGGCGCCAGGTTCGCCAGGTTCTCATAGGTCGAGCCTCGTACCGTGGCGGTCGTTGGCTGAGCAATCAAATCTCGAATCAGCTTCGTCGGCCGCGGCGTGGTCGTCACGATCCCACGCGGGTTCTGCCCGAGCCGGAGCCCCATCAGCAGATTATCCCAGGTCGCGACATACTTCCAGGTGGCTAACTCATCGCCCCAGAACAGATCATGCTGAGGACCGCGCAGGATGTCCGGCTCGTCAGCAGTGTAGGTCGTGGCAATTGCGCCATTAGGCCAGGTTAGACGCCGTCGGCTGGGCTCGTACAACGGCCGCTCACTAGGCACAGCACAGGAGAGTAAGCCGCTTTCCCCGTCGACCATGACGTCACGCACGTCGGCGCTTGTGCGACCTACCAGTGCCACCCGGCGGGCATGACCGAGCCGCACCTCCTCGTGGACCCACTCGGCGCCTGTGCGAGTCTTCCCGAATCCACGCCCGGCGAGCAAGAGCCAGATGGTCCAATCGCCGGTAGGGGGCATTTGGGATGGCCGAGGATGCCAGCGCAACGGTATCGCTACCCGTCGCTTCTCAGCCGCCACCTTCAGGTAGAGAAGATCGAGATCAGGACTCGCGACCGCCACTTAGTTGCGCCGCCCCTTCATCCCGGCAACGTCGGCCAGCAGCTCTTCGGGGGTGCAGCCAAGCTCGCTGGCGTAGCGCTCGGCCTCCTGCCGTAACACAAACTCGTGTTCGTGACGCTCAGGGAAGATGCCAAGATGCTTCCCGAGCAGTTCAAGCGCCTTGTTAGCCACGCTACCCTGATAGAGATATACGCCAGTCGGCCGCCCGTCGCGATCCACTACAGGCTCGGCTTGCATGGCGCGCTCGACATTCTTCAGCAGCATGCCCAGCACGTAGTCCTGAGTGACCTCAACCCGCCTGACCCTATCCCGAAAACCTTGTCTAACTGCTTGCTGGATGTTGGGTTTTGTTAGGTTCTCGGCCCCCATGAAACGAGCCGTCTTCTCGCTGTACCCAGCCCTGATCGCCGCCTGCGTGGCGTTCAGGTCAACAAGGTACTCCTGAACAAATAGTGCTTGCTTCGATGTCAGATCGGGCAAGGTCTCACCGAATCACACAAGGCATGCAGCGGCGGCGGGCTAGTCATCCGCTGCTGCGAAGGATAGCATGGGGCTCTTCCAACGT